AGACATATTTCGTATATTCCCCAATAACGACGGGCTTGGTCTAACTGGCCACAACCAGCCAAGATTGGAAACGACCACGCATAGTGGGCACCGATCGGCTGCAACCGAAATTGGGTACTTTGCTAAAGAGGTGTTAGGCGTTGATCTAATGCCTTGGCAACTACATGTTTTGCATGGGATTACGGCAAAAGACGCAAACGGGGATTGGTTGCACCGGGTTAACTTAGTTTCGGTTGCGCGCCAATGCGGAAAAACCACGATGAACGCTGCTTACCTTGGTTGGTTTCTTTCCACGCAGGGAAAGGAAAGAGGCAAGCCGGTTACGGTTATTACTACCGCGCACAAACTTGACTTGGCTACCGCTTTTTACACGTACTTGGCGCCAATCCTTAAAGACCGTTTCGGTGCCGAGGTGTCGTGGTCTTATGGCCGGCAAAAACTGATTATGCCCGACGGGTCAACGTGGCACGTTCGAGCGGCAACGCCCGCAGCTGGTCACGGGTACAGTTGTGATTTAATCATTGCCGACGAGGCGTTTGACATTAGCCAAGCCGCAATTGACGAAGGTTTGTTACCGTCGCAGCGCGCTAAAAAAAACCCGTCGTTTCTGATGACGTCAACAGCGGGTACGCAAGAGAGTATTGCAATGCTTCGCTGGCGCGATCAGGGTTTGCGCGCAATTGACAGCAACGAACAAACAAGCCTTTACTTTGCCGAGTACAGCCCGCCCCCATCGCTTGACCCAATGACCCCGGAAGCGTGGGCTTATGCCAACCCAGCGTTAGGGCACACCCTTGACCTTAAAACCATTGAGGCCGAAGCCGAAACACCAAACCGTGCAGCGTTTTTGAGGGCGTCGGTAAATCTTTGGCAGGCCAGTACAACAGCGTGGCTAGAGCCAGGCGTATTCGAGGCGTTAGCAACCGATCAGCCGGCGCCACCGGGCGGCGTGCTAGCAATTGAAATAGCCGTAGACGAAAGCACGTATACCGCGGTGCGCGCCGTACAAGTAGGCAATAAAACCCATGTAAAAATAGCGTTTGTTGCGCGAACCGTTGCCGAATTATGGGCCAAGGTTGACACCGAAATAAAGTTAAACCCAAACTTACGGCTTGCCATAGTGCCAGCGCTTGAAAACCATTGCCCGCCACAACACGAACGCCGGCGCACAATCGTGGGCTACAAAGAATTGTTGAAATGGACTAGCGCGGTTAGGGCGATGATCTTGGAAAACCGCATAACACACAACAACGAAAACTTGTTAAACAGCCATGTAAACCGCGCCGTTTTAATCAAACACCAAGGCAGCGTTGCGGTGTCTAGCACTCGATCACCCGGGCCTATTGAAGCGTGTCGTTGCATGATTTGGGCGGCCGCGCTTGCGTCACGTCCACAACTAATTGGCAAACCCGTAATTGTTAGCGGTTTACAGTAAAGTTGTTTTGGCACTAGTTGGCTCGCTTTCCGTCGGGGATTGTCGGCGCTGGCTAGTGCCACCAAAATTCGGCAGATTGTGACAGACTAAAAACATGGGCATTTTTACTAGCAAACCCGAACCAGCAAAAACCGTTAAAGCTGCCGCAGGTGGCAACGCTGGCGCTTCCCAAATAAACAACTTTTTTGCGTACACCGAAGGCGATCAGAGAGCGCGTTTTATGCAGGTTCCAACGCTAAGCCGCAGCCGCGATCTCATGGCCAGCGTTATTGGTTGTTTGCCGTTAGTGATGTTTAAAGAAATGTGGAACGGCGACGAAATGGAACGCGTACCCGAAGCGCCGCGTAGTTGGTTGCGACGCATTGACAAAGGCGTAACAAATAACTTTATACTTTCGTGGACTTTTGACGATCTTTTGTTTTACGGTTCGGCCTACTGGTATGTGACCGAGCGCTCGAGCGACGGCTACCCCATGAATTTTACGCGCTTGCCGGCTGCAATGATTACCTTGCAAGATCAGCAATCAAGTGTCAGGTTTGGCCCGTCAAAACAAATTTTGTTTAACGGTTTGCCAATGGACTATAAAGACGTAATTCAATTTATGTCACCCGTACAAGGCTTGTTGTATACCGGGTACACGTCAATTAACACCTCGCTTAAGTTAGAGCAGGCCCGCAATCGCAACGCGCTAAGCACCCAGCCCGCTACTACGCTTCGACAAATTGGCGGTGAACCTATGTCGGCGCAAGAACTTAGCGACATGGCAGCGGCCTACGATCACGCGCGTTTAAATTCAGCGACGTGCGCGGTAAACGAATTTGTAGAGGTAATACCGAACACCGCAACCCCGGACAAAATGTTGCTTATTGACGCCGCCGAATACCAATCAAAAGAAATAGCGCGACTGGCTAACGTGCCTGCGTATTTAGTTTCGGTCAGTATTGGCAACTACTCGTACGTATCAAGTAGCGAAGCGTCAAGAGACCTTTACACGTTTGGCGTAAAACCGTACATAGATTGCATACAAGAAACACTAAGCGCGGATAACGTCCTACCGCGTGGCACCGGTGTTATGTTTGACATTGAAAGTTACTTAGCCAACGAATACAACACAAACGTAGAAGTACAAGAAACACCCGAGGAATTGAGGCAATCCAATGCTTAGGTTAACCCCACAAGATTTAAATTTAGACGCCGCGCAAGGTGACGCGCTGCCACGTAGAACCCTCGCGGGCGTCGCAATCGAATACAACGTTGACGCCGTAGTAAGCGACGGCCAAACGGTCAGGTTTTTGCCCGGTTCGCTACCGCTTGAAGGCAAAAAACCCAAAATGTACCTTTACCACGACAGCACCCAGCCAATCGGCGTTGTAACCGAACGCACCGAAGTAGGCAATTTTGTAATGTTTGAAGCCAAAATTAGCGAAACGGTTTTAGGCAACGAAAGTTTGCAGCTGGCAAAAGACGGCGTTTTAGACAGCCTTTCGGTAGGCGTGGAACCAGTCGAATTTAGTTTTGACGAAGCCGGCACCATGATTGTTAGCAAAGCAAATTGGCAAGAATTGTCACTTTTGCCCTATGGCGCATTTGAGGCCGCCAAGGTCGAGCGCGTCGCTGCCAGTATCCACCAAAACGAACCCGAAGTAGAGTTAAATGAAGTACAAGACCAAGAAAAGGAAGTTAACGACATGTCTAACCCAGTAGAAACCCCAGCCGTAATCGAAGCGTCAGCCGTGCAACCAATTTATGCACAGGCCCGCAAGTTGCGTTTGCCATCACCAAGCGAATACATCGCTTCGTTCGTGCGTGGCGGTGCAGATTTTGCACAACTTAACGCAAACATTAACAGCGCAATGGTGCAAGCAGCACCGGGCGTTGCACCGGACATCAATACGGAATCGACCCCAGGAATTTTGCCAGAAATCATCACCGGCAGCGTCTACGACTCGCTAAACCCTGTCAGGCCGTTTGTCAGTGCAATCGGCACAAGGGCGATGCCACAGAGTGGCGCCACGTTCCGCCGTCCAAAAATTGGAACACGCCCAGTAGTGACCCAGCAACCAACAGGCCAATTGACCGCGCTTGACCCGTCAACCGTCACCGTTACAAACAATGACATTTCAAAATTGACTTTTGGAACATACGTCACTTTGTCAGAGCAAGACCTCGACTGGTCAGACCCAAATTCACTAAACATCGTCATTAATCAGTTAGCGATCGCCTACGGACAGGCCACCGACAACTACGCGGTTGACACAATGGTTAGCGGTGTAACACAAACCGAAACCGTTTCAGACATCACCGACCCGGAAGCATGGCTCGCCGCGATCTATGGCGCTGCATACCAAATCAGCAACACAAGCAACTACTTGCCAAGCCATTATTTCGTAAGCCCTGTTACATGGGCGAAATTGGGAATGCTTACCACGACAACGGGTCAACCAGTATTCCCGTTCACTGGCGCGCCAAACCTCATTGGACAAAACGCGTTCGGCAATTCGTCTGCAACATCATGGAACGGCAACCCATTGGGCCTCGTACTTGTTGTTGACAAGAACATGGCAGGCGGAACCACAACCGGAACCATTAGCGGTGTCATTGGACATGCAGCAGGCCCAGCAGCCGGCTTCGAATTCTACGAACAGCAAAAGGGTGCAATTTCAATTGACGTACCAAGCACACTTGGCCGAACGATTGCTTTCCGTGGCTACGCAGCCGCGTTTATGGCAGACGCAACCAAGTTTGTAAAACTGGTAAACGCTTAACACCCGAAAGGTAGGCCATTATGGCCGCTTATTCGGTCACACAAAAGTACATAGTTGACAACTACGCGGTTGTCGTACTACTTACCAACGCAGACCCGCTAGAGGTTGGCCAGTCGTTTACCCTTGCGGGTGTCGACGCAACCTTTAACGGCACGTACACCGTCCACACCTTGCCGCCGTTTCGGTTTATGGGTGTGGACGAATACGGGTTTTTTATTTATGACCCCGAGCAACCAATCCAGCACCAAGTGTTGTTTGCGAAAACCGCTGCCGACGTCATCATTAGCCCGGCTACTGGCACCCTTACCACAACGCCTACTTGCACGTGGATAACCGCCGATAGCCAAGTTGAGGATTGGTTAGGTATAGGTACGGCCACCGTTGCCGATCAAACGTTTATTACCCAATGTCGCTTGGCTTCGAACGAATTTAGTTTTAGACGACGACAGGAAGCCGGGTACAAGGACAGCCTTACGACGGTGCCTAATGCGTCGGTGCTTTTAGGCGCTATTGCTTATGCCGGGTTTTTGTACCGTCAACGCGGTGCCGTAACGGACTTTGCAGGGTTTGACGGTTTAGCAGCTGGCGGGTCAATGGGCCTTAGCCCGATGATTAAACAATTGTTGGGCATTGACAGGCCCGCGGTGTTTTAATGCCTGTTGCATACACAGACCTTTTTAACGAGGCCTTAGACGACCTTACAGCAACCTTACAAACCGTTACAGGGTTGCAGGTAGTCAATGACCCGCGCAACATTGTGCCACCGTGTGCATTTATTGACGCCCCATCGTTTGAAGCGTTTAACTACAACATTGTAAAAATCACGTTTCCCGTACGCCTAATTACCCTTGGCCCGGGCAACCTTGACGCGCAACGCAGCCTTATGAACATGGCTGCCAAAGTGTTAGGCAAAAACGTGGCGGTGACCAGCGGGCGCCCGACCATTGCAATAATCGGCGGTAGCGAATTAGCGGCGTATGATCTCACTATTGAAATGCAAGCCCAAACGGCTTAAGGCGGTTATATGTATTACATAATTAAAAGCGCTCGACTAGGCCAGGTTGGCACCGAGTACGAACCCAAGCCTGGCATAAACGTAGAGGCCCTATTGTGGGGCGGTTTCATTGCCGAAGTAAACGACCAGCAACCCGACGAAGTATCCACACCCGCACCAAAAAAAGGTGCTAAAAATAAGAAAGCAACGAAAGAGAGTTAAACACCATGGCAACCAGCACCTACCTAGCAACACCCGGCGTGTCCGTTAACAGCGTTTCGTTAACCGACCAATGCACCGCAGCCGTATTTACGCACCGTTTTGACCAGTTGGAATACACGACTTTTGGTCAGACGTCGCGCCAGTACCAAGCAGGATTGGGCAACCACGAAGTGACCTTGACCCTTTACCAGTCGTACGCAGCAACCGAGACTTACGCAACGTTGGCCGCGCTTGTTGGCAACGACGACATCACCGTCGTAGTTGACGCTGCAGGTGAACTCTTTACGTTACAAAATTGCGCGTTGCTTGAAATGCCTGTCGTGAACGCGGCCTTGGGCGAGCTTTCGACAATTGATATTACTTTTGTCGGGGGACAGTACTCCGTAGCATAATTAGCGCCGAACAATCGGCCCGACACGAAAGAAGGCACACATGCAATTAACCCTTGAAGTAACCAACCACGAAGGCACCTATTCGGTAAGCACAAACCTTTTTACCATTGTGCTATGGGAACGCCGTTTTAAACGCAAAGCGGCAGACATGGCAAACGGTATTGGTGTTGAGGATTTGTTGTTTTTGGCGTGGGAAGCAAGCAAGCAAGCAAAAATTATTGTGCCGTCCGAATTTGACAAATATTGTCAACAGGTAACCAACATTGAGGTAACCGCACAAGAGGCCCCAAACCCTACCCAAGCGGTACCTACCGACGGCAATTAGCCGAACTGTTAGTTGCAACAGGGTGGGCGCCGCATTGGTATTCGCAAGTCTTTGACGCGCAAGACTTAGCAACGGTGGCTAAAGTTTTGGGTGATCGAAACAAAAGGTAACCGTATGGCGCAACCAGTTTTACAGGTAAAAGGTATTCAAGAAACCTTGGCGCTATTGCACAAAATAGACCCGTCGTATAGGCGCCAAATAACTAAGCGCATTAAGCGAAGCGGTGAAATAATCCTCAGCGAAGCCCGCAGCATGGTGGCCCATTACGACAACAGCAAAGGTAACGGCGCCCCGCTTTCCGGCATGGCTCGAGGCAACCTAGTGCGTGGCCGTGAGACTTCATGGCGAACCGATCAGGTACAAAAAGGCTACAAAATAAAGGTAGGTGTACGCCCGAGCCGTGAACGATACGTAGATTTTAACCGTGGTGGTTATACCGAACAGGTAGTTTTTGGTGCCAAGCCTTACCGGCTTATGGTAGTGCAATCAACAGACCCCGCTGGCGTGATCTATGACCATGCCGGGCGAAACGTAAGCAGCTTGTTTGTCGCGAACCTTACAAAAGAGGAAGGCGGGCAACCCCGTGTTATTGACAAGGCGGTTACTAAAAACCGTGACGCCGTGCAACAAGACATACAATCGGTTATAGCCGACGTTGAAAAACGCACAAACACGCAACTAAAGCAGAGGATTAAATAATGGCAATTAACATACCGATCATTACGTCGTTTGTTAATACCGGTATCCAAGCTGCCGACAAACAACTAAAAAAGTTTGGTACTAGCGCGCAAGCCGTTGCGGGTGCCGTTGGCGGGTTGTCTATTGCGTTTGGCACCGTTAAGAGTGTTATTGGGCCAGCGATTACCGCGGCGTCAAACTTGCAAGAAAGCATGTCAAAAGTAAACGTTATTTTTGGCAAAGGCGCTAGTGACGTAGAAAAGTTCGCAGCGAGCGCCGCTCGAAGCATGGGCCAATCCAAGCAATCGGTTTTGGACGCTGCCGGGGCTTTCGGTACGTTCGGTAAAGCAGCTGGTTTGGTAGGTCAAGACTTAGCGGTATTTAGCAACGACTTTACGGCTCTAGCAACTGACCTTGCGTCGTTTAACAACACAAGCCCCGAGGAAGCCGTACAGGCTATTGGTGCCGCGTTGCGTGGCGAAGCCGAACCTTTGCGCCGTTTCGGTGTTTTGCTTAACGACGCAACATTAAAACAAGAGGCTTTGAACCTTGGCATTTACGACGGCAAGGGCGCGCTTACCGCGCAACAAAAGATTTTGGCAGCGCAAGCCGCGATCTATAAACAGACAACAGACGCGCAAGGCGACTTTTTACGAACCAGCGACGGACTAGCAAATAGCCAACGTACGTTAAGCGCCGAGTTTGCAAACATACAAGCGCAATTAGGGCAAAAGTTGTTGCCGTTAATGGAAGACTTTACGCAATCGTTGTTGTCTATTAGCGATTGGGTGCGCCGTAACCCTAAAGCGTTTAGCATGATTGGCAACGGTTTAGGCGAAATTGCTACCCAAGCCTTTAAAGCAACCAACAGCCTTTACCCGTTTTTGTTTAACCTTACGCAACTTGTTGGTAGCACCGTTGAGGCCGAAAAGGTTACGGGCGCTTACAACGAAAACTTAAAGCGGTCAACAGCTGCACATATTCGAGGCGTGGACGCTGCACACGAATTTAACAAAAGCCTTAAAGACACCGAAGTAAAAACGGGTGGCGCGTCTAAAGCAATTAACGAACTTTACGACGTAATTAGCGACAAACTAACCGACGCGCTTGAGGGTGCAAAAGACCAGTTAACAGACGCCCAAGAGGCATTTACCGATTTTGGGCAATCCGTAGCCGACGGCATTAGTGCGGCGTTTAGTTTTGCCGACGCTAAAGCAGCGGGCGAGGAAACGGGCGGCGGGTTTTTGGCAGGGTTGCGCGACCAAGTAGAGGGCGTAAAACAGTACGCAACGAACATAGATTTGTTGTTACAACGTGGGCTTAGCCAACAAGCGTTGCAATCGGTTTTGGACGCTGGCGCCGAGGCTGGCGCGGCAATCTCTACCGAACTGATCGCAGGCGGTCAGGAAGCCATTACAGGCCCGGGCGGTGTAAACGAGTTGGTAGCCACCGTTAAAGGCGTCGCAGACAAGTTAGGGCTTGATACGGCGAGCCGTTTTTACCAAGCGGGTGTAGACCAAGGCAGCGCTTTAGTTGCGGGCTTAGAAAGCGTCCTAGCGAAGTACGAAAAGATTTTAGCAAACCCGAAACTAACGACTAAGCGCCTAGAAAACTTGTTAGAGCAAGCACAAACCGACATTGCCTTTACGCAGATAACAGCCGGCCAAACGATTGCTACCCCAGCACCCACGGCCTCAAGCATTGCCAGCGTCAACCAAGCCAAGGCAGCGCGAACAGGCGGCGCGCCAGTAACAGTAAACGTCAACGGCGGGCTAGCGACAAGTGCCGAAATTGGCAAGGTCGTGACCAACAGCCTTAAAGCGTATGCACGTCAAACAGGCCCGCTAGAAATACCGACGGTTGGTTACAGGTAATGCCCGGTACCGCAATCGCGCAAGCCGGCAACTATTCCCTACTGGTTGACACGGGCTACGACGTCAACAGTTTTACCCTTGACAGCGACCTAAAAGGTTTATTAGACGGCACGTTTCCATTAGGCCCGGGTAGCGACTTTGCCGACATTACCGACAGCGCAACACAAATAAGCATTAAGCGCGGTAGGCGCGACATTGGCGACCAGTTTGGTGCTGGCACCATGACATTTACCATTAACGACGTTGACGGGATTTTTAACCCGTTTGACGAAACAGGGCCGTTTTATAACACGCCCGACGCATTACCCGGGCTTGCCCCATTGCGCGCCGTTGAGTTAATCCGTTACGACGACAACGACAACCCCGAATACTTGTACCGTGGCCGTGTAGTCAACTACAACTACAACTTTGCTTTAGACGGAATAGACACCGTGACCGTATTTTGTAGCGACAATTTCTATTTGCTTAGCCAAACGTTTATGGACGAATTAAACGTTACGGTTGAAACATCAGGCGAACGCATAGAAACTGTTTTAGACCTACCCGAAGTTGACTACCCGACGGGTGCAGCTCGAAACATTGACCCGGGCACCGTAGACCTAGGCCACAACGCAGCGTTTACCGTTCCTGCTGGCACCAACGTTTTAGGGTATTTGCTACAAATAAACCAAACCGCAGAATTTGGCCGTTTTTTTGTGGCACGCGATGGGGTGTTGACCTTTACCCCACGCATAGGCACAACCCTTAGCGCCCCGGTGGTTTCATTTGTTGACAATGGCGTAGGCACACCCTACGACGGCTTAGGTATCACATTTGAGGCAGACGCGGTAATTAACCGTGTTTACATAGAAAACCTAGACGGCCACAACGCAACCGCCGACGATCTCGCCAGCCAAGCAACCTATTTTGTGCAAACCAACAGCATTACAAACAGCCTGTTAGACGACGCCGAAGTCGCCGCCGCAGCAACCTACCTTTTGAACGGCACACCCGAAGCGCGCTACAACAGCGTAGAAACCGTATTTGGTGCCCTAACCGCGACCCAGCGCGACACCGTGGCCGTGGTGGACATTAGCGACACCGTAAGCGTAGAACGCACGTTTGTTACGGGTAACACGACAACGACACTTGCCCAAGAATTAGCGGTTGAGGGCGTCGAGCATGAGATCACATTAAACGGGCACCGCATGATGCTATTTACCAGCCCTACCACGATTGTTTACGAACTGATACTTGACAACGCCGAATTTGGAATTATTGACGCGCTAAACGTGTTGGGTTGATCTAGGCTAAAACTATGGCTATTCAAGATTTTACCGCCGGGCAGGTTTTAACCGCAGCGCAAATGGACAGTTTGCAGGCAAACGATTACAACTGGACAGTTTCAACTAAAACAGACAGTTACACCCTGGTGGCCGCCGACAAGGGTACACGCGTTGTAATGAATGCAGGAACCGCCAAAACCATTACCGTAAATAGCGGTTTGTTCGCTGCCGGTGACACTCTCTTTATTCAAAACATTGGTGCCGGTACTTGCACTATTACGGCCGGTACTTGCACAGTAACAACCGCATCATCACTAGCGTTAGGCACGTGGGCAGGTGGCACCTTGTATTTCACAAGTGCTAGTGCTGCTATTTTTTTTAGCGGTGGCGCTGCCTATGGTGCAGCAACAGGCGGCACGTCGTCAAGTATTACTAGCGATGGAATAAATTACACGCTGTTAAGTTTTACAAGCGATAACAACTTAGTTGTTTCCCGCGCCGGACTTTTTGACGTAATAGCAATTGCAGGCGGCGGCGGCGGCGGTAACGGTTCAAATAACGCCCATGCAGGCGGCGGCGGTGCAGGTGGCTATATTTCGCAAACCGTTTATTTAAACGCCGCAACATATTCAGTAACAATTGGCGCAGGTGGTGCCGGCAACTGGCAATCAGAAAGACATAACGGCGCCGGTTCAAGCATTGGCAGTATGGTTTCTGTTGCTGGTGGTGGCAACGCTGGTTTTGTCATTTCAGCACTTACAAGCGTTAGCGGAAATGACGGCGGTTCAGGTGGTGGCGCTTGTGACGTTAACGCAGTAGGTCGTGCAAGTGGCGGCGGTATCGGCTTTAACGGTGGACTTGCAACAGCAACTAAAGCCTTTGGCGGTGGCGGTGGCGGTGCAGGAGCGGTAGGTGCTGCAGGCGCAGGCACAACAGGCGGCGCAGGTGGCGCAGGCGTAGACGTTTCTGCATGGCTTGGACAAGCTGCAAACACAACACGCATCGGTGGCGGTGGTGGCGGTTCGGGTACTACTGGCGGTTCAGCGTCAGACGGTGGCGGTGCAGGCGGTAGCGGTACAGGTGGAACAGGAACAGCAGGCACAGCCAACAAAGGCGGCGGTGGCGGTGGAAGTTTTAACGCAAGCGGTGGTGCAGGCGGTAGCGGCGTAGTTTATGTAAGGTTTAAAGCATGAGTTTGCCGCAATATTTTGCACAAATTGACGACAACAACATAGTTACAAATGTGCACGTTGTTACCCGTGAATTTTTAGAAGAAAACCCAGAGCGTTACCCTGGTGTTTGGGTGGAAACTTTTATTAACTTGCCAAACAAAACTTATGCTGGCATTGGGTACACATACAACCCAACTACAAAAGATTTTACAGCACCGCCAGTAGTGACTTTTGAGTGATGAAATGGCGTCCGTTTATTGGTTACGCAATACTTATTGTCGTAGTTTGGTGGGCTTGTAGTGCTTGCAGCGTTTCAAAAACTAATATCGAATATCAATGTTTTACAAAGGCCTCTTGTGAATAAAACACCTGAACAACATCACGCTTCCCTAATTGTTTTTGTAGGCCGTATTATGGCATTGTGTTTTACTTTTACCGTCATGGCATTTATATACGGAATTTTGTTTGTAGATCAGCCTACGGAACAAGCCCCGACCGACGCCCAACTAATTGACCTTTTAAGCACGTTGCTTGTGTTTTTGACTGGCACCCTAAGCGGCCTTGTGGCGTCTAACGGCCTTAAAAGCAAACCCGGCACACCAACCGAAGGCTAAACAATGATTGCTAAAGCCAAACCCGGTGTCGTCGGCGCTCGAGATTACCTAGGCAATAGCGATGGCCCAGCACCCGCCAAACGCCCCGGCACCGAGGAATGGGTAAGACAAGCTGCCAAGTATTCGGGTGGCGCGCTATGGAATAACGGCACCTACGGGCAACGCGACGTTCGATCAAAGCCCGGCACATTGTCAGTACATGCGACAGGGCGCGCTATGGATTTGTCGTATAGGAAAATGGACACTAAAGGCGTAGCAACAGGGCGTAACACGTCTAAACAATTTATTGACAAAGTTGTAGCAAACGCCAACACATTAGGCGTGCAAATGGTTATCGATTATTGGCCACAACCGTTTGGGCGTGCTTGGCGTTGTGATCGGCAAGCATGGAAAGCGTACGAAACTAAAACAGTTAGCGGCGCCCCCGGTGGCGATTGGTGGCACATAGAAATTGCACCCGGCATGGCAGACAACCCCGAAGCCGTAAAAGCCGCATTTCAAGCCGTGTTTGAGGTATCCACAACCGCGTAACAATCATTGGCTAGGGTTTTTGTACCGACGGAAAGCCCGAAATATGACAGAGCCACAAACCTTTATTTACGAGTGTTACATCACAACCCTAGAAACGGGTCAACAAGTGATGGTTCAACTATTCAGAGACCCTAAAACGTTTGATTGCCTACACGTCCAAATGGCATTTAAAAGACCCGAGTACGGCACGTGGGGCGACCCTTACCAAATGGAAAGTCGATAACACATGATTTTTAAACTTAACCACAAGATAACCACAGGCATAATTGCCCTAATTTGCGTGCTTTGGGTGGCGTTGGGCTTTAGTAATGCACAGGCCCCCGAGCCAACCCCACAGGTTGCCCCAGCCGTCCTACCGTCCACCACAACCACTAGCACCACATTGCCCGCATTGGTCACTACATGCTCGCAGGTTGCGACTTTAGCCCTAGCAGCAGGATTACCGCCAAGCGAACTAGAAACAGCCCTACGCGTTGCCGTACGTGAAAGCCGTTGCACAAGCGACGCGTTTAACGCCACCGACACAATGGGCGGTAGCGCTGGCGTTTACCAAATTAACTACTTTTGGTGCAAACCCTCGACGTACTGGCCTACCGGGTGGTTACAAGCCCAAGGCATTTTGACCAGCTGCGACGAACTATTTAACCCAATAACAAACAGTAAGGCTATGGTTGCCATTTGGCACAACAGCGGTTGGCTACCATGGAAAACAGCGAAATAAACAACTACATAGACCCCGACAATTCACTAAGCGAGGAAACCCGACACATGTTAGACCCGACACAAAACGCAATAACTAAACACCAAATGGCCGTGTTTGATTTAATTGACGAAATTTGCAGGCCAGCGCACATACCGTACAAACCAAAACATGCAGATTTAGTTGCGCGACTAAAACACTTAGCCGTCGATTTAGACCTAAGCGGTAACACAACCGCATGGCAAACCGTTAGCGAGGCAATCGAAGCGTTAGGCGGCTAACGGTGGTGCAAATACGGTTAACCCAAAACGAAATAAACTATGCCTACGCGGTAGCGCAATTGCGTATTGATTGGGCAGACAGCGCCGGCGCAAAACACAACTACGGTTTAACGCCACCGGACAGCCTAAAAGCAATGAAGGTTGGTTGCATTGGTGAAATGGCGTTAGCAAAACATTTACGGATTGATTGGGGCCACACCCAATACAACAAAAACGCTTACGACGTGGGCGGTTATGAGGTTCGAAGCACGTTGCGCGGTAACGGTTGTTTGTTAACACATGAAAGCGACAAACCAGCGATCTACGTACTTGCTACCCTTGACCCGGTAGATCGTGTTATAGAGTTGCGCGGTTGGCAAACATTGTACGAAACATGGCACCCGACCCGTTGGGCCGAACACATGCCAGCACCGTGCTTTATGACCCCGCAAAGTTTGTTACACCCGATGGCTACGTTGCCCGCAGCAATCTAAACCCGACAATGAAAGTGAACCCGACAATGCGACCATGCAAGAAATGTGGCGTAATGACCTACGCCTACCAAGCAAGCAAAACACGCGATCATATTCTTTACTTTCACCCAGGCACATGCAAAAAGGATTGGCGCTAAATGGCTTTCAACATTGACAACTACGTAGACGTACCCACACGCCTAACCGAAGCATTAAAGCGCTACCCCGATTTACGCATACAAGAAACAGGCGCCGAAGTAGTAACCATGCCCGACGGCTCGACGTTTTACCGTTGCACCGTCACCGTTTGGCGCGACGACAAAGACCCATTGCCAAGCGTGGCGACAGCTGCCGAACCATACCCGGGCAAAACCCCATACACCAAAAACAGCGAATTTATGGTTGGTATGACTAGCGCGTTAGGCCGCGCGTTGGGTTACATGGGTTTTGGCGTGTCCAAAGCCATTGCTAGCCGTAACGAGGTTGAAGCGCGACAAGACGGCACCCAGCCGGCACCTAAACCAGCCCAAACACATAGTCGAGTGGCCAGCCAAAAACAGTTGTACTTTATTAAGTCGCTTGCCAAAGGCGCGGGGTTTGATGAAGCAGCTTTACACGACTACATCGCGGTCACGCTTAACAGCGACGCGGTAACGCTCGAAGTGCTTAGCCCCGATCAGGCCACACAAGTAATTGACGCCATGAAAAAACTACCTACCAGTAAGGGCGACTAATGACGTTAGAACAACAGGTAATGCTACTTGCGCGCATTGTGCGACTAATTGAGGAAATGCACAACACCGCCGACTACCTAGGCAAAGAAAAGGTTGTAAGCCATTTACGATGGGCCAGCGAACATATAAGCAACGAGATTTGGGCGCGCACAATTCACAAGGATTACGGTGCGCCTAATGGCAATGCTTGAAGCCCAATTCAAAAACACCGTTATAGACATTGCTACTCGGTACGACTGGTTAGTGCACCATGACCTACCAGCGGTTAACAGTCGCGGTAAATGGGCAACACACATACAAGGCAACGCAGGCTTTCCCGATTTAGTACTTGTTAACAAGCGCGGTGTGCTAGTTTTCGCCGAACTTAAAACAGACATAGGCATAGTAAGGAAAACCCAGGAAGCATGGTTAGACAGGCTCGAGCAATCGGGTGCAATTGTCCAAGTGTGGCGGCCTAACCAGCTGCCAGTAATCATAAAGTTTCTAGCCTGCGCGTAAGCGTTGGACTAGCCAAGCCCTAAGCCCGTTGCACGGTAGTTGGGAACACACGGCAACGTGGGTAGTGCGCTATGCCCGTAATCATGCGCGACGAAATGACCGGGCCAATGGCGCGGCAGGCTGTAAACATAATCAGCCAAAAGCAAGTTAGAGGGTACGGGTTAGGGCAACCCCGTGGGTGGGGCTTACAAGCATTAGGCTTTACATGGTGTAAGCATTGACATACACATAACAAACAA